CTAGTGCTAGTTTAGCTTGCAGGTCACTAAACGTATTATGATCAATTGTGTGTTTGATAAACTCCGGAGTCATTCCTGCCATGACCATATCATTTACATCTTTATGTTCAAGGTTTTTGGGCCAGATACATACTTTATATCCGTTAAAGATCGCCTTTTCAATTTTAGATGCAGTTTCCTTTGATCTTGGCTCATTATCATAAATCAATACCAGATTATCTTTCTTGAAACCTTTTAGAGCGGGAACCATCTGGCCGCCTGCAACTGCGATTGAGTTCTCCACAAACATAGAATCAATCGGCCCTTCCAGAACATATGTTGTTTCTTTTTTGTTTACTGTATCTAAACCATAAATTTTAGGAACCGTTTCATCCAAGACAATGGTGATATATTTTACCCCCCTGTCACTTGTTCGAAACGATCTACCTTGATAAGCATGTAAATCTTTATTCTCGTTAAAGAATGGTATCAATAACCTACGCTCGTCGTATTTCAAAGCATCTTTGCTAAATTTATTGGGAATAAACCTATTTGTAAATTCCATGAAATTCGGACATGCAAATAGTTTCGCATGATACTTATTAGGTATCTTACGTTTTATTATATACTTTTTTATTGAATCGTCGGGCGAAAGTTGACTTACTTTCTTAAGACCTTTCAATGGCCCTGATTGAAGAAATTTGGGTTTCTTCATCTTCTCAAAGAACGCTTCCCTTTCTAAATCTTCAGGAGTTTTATTGTCTTTGATATTTTCTAGTTGCATCTCATTAAACAAATTTAAATCAACCGTTTTAATGAGATTAACTGCTGACATACTAGCACCGCAGTTATGACAATGATAAGACCATTTACCCTTAGTTTGGTAAATGTAACCTCTTGCCCGTTGTTTATTTGTTTCGGAGTCTCCACAAATGGGACAGCGAAAATTGTATAGGGTCGAACTTTTTTTCTGAAACTTATCGAGTCGTGTAGATAAAAGTCCAACGTACTTGTGTATAATCCAATTGTTCATAATGTATAGTATACCTGAATTTTATTCAGTAATCAAGTTTTTTGGTCCGCTTCCGGATCTGAAACCATTAAATATTGAGCATCTTTATGTATGGCAACATCAGCATTTAGTAATTGTTTGACTTTGTACAAACGCTTGTAAACGTTTTTAATGGTATCTCTAGTGACTTGGTCATTCGAATCTTCCATCAGATCATACAAGGCTGCGTCAAGATTACAGTCCACCGAGTAATCAATGCTGACCCTGACTGTATTACCATCTTTCTCTGTGATGGTTTCAAGCTTCAATGGCGGAAATAATATTTCTTTAATTTCTGCCAGCAGCTTTTGTGATTCTTCTGGAGTCGGTTCTGGTTTTTTTCTCCACGGAAATAAATTCATGTTCTAATTCGCCTTTCATTTTTTTAGTTGGTCGATCAAAGAAATCTTCTTTAGATCGGAGTTTCTTTTGTATATCTCTGATTTCAATTTCGATTTCTTTAGTCGTTCTCATTAGTTTTTCTTTCTACCCATATTATACTTCGATTCTAATAACCACTCATCTTTCTCTTTGTGAGAGATGATTTTAATTTGGCTTATCGAAGCAATTGGTGTTTCGATCTTAGACGGATCAACAACTTCAATTAGATCCCAATCTTCAAGTAAACTAATAATTTTATTTCGGCGGCCTTGATCTTCTTCCGTATAGTTAGATTCTTTACCGTCTACCAAGAACATTTCTTTAAAATGTACAATATAATATCTTCCTTGTTTATGAAAAATATGACACGATTGGTATAAGGTTTTATTCTTACGGGAAGCGACGCCGACACGGGTTAAGGTTTCTTTAATTTTTAAAAAGTTTTCGTCTTTTTTAATTCTCACTTCAACTAGAGTATTTAACAAATCATCCATCATTCTACCTTTTGTAATTTATTTTTTATTTGTTTTAGTTGTTCATCAGTCAAAACTCGCAAAGCAGCTTTTGCTTTGACCTTATTATATTTATAAAAGTCACAAATTAGGTTAATGTTGTCTTGTTCTTCTTTGGCTAGTTTTTCGTTCTGTCTATCTTGATCAGTTTTCTTTTTACCGTACCTCTTTGATTTTCTGATAGAATAAAACAGATAATCATAATGCATTTGATCCGTTACATTATAATTTATATTCATTTGGTTGGCATAAAAAATAGTGTCAACAAAGTTAGATAAAGAACTGTTCGTTCTCCATTTCTCATATTTGAATTCTTGTTGAGAAATATCCAAACGTGCTTTGCCGGTATTAATGCTGTTTTCAAAAAGCCAATTATAAACTGGCTTTTTTACCTTTTCCTCTACCTTTTCAGGTTCACGTTTTTGTAAGGTCACGTCCAACATTATTTGGTGGCCTGTACTAGAGTTTGAAGTCTCATGATATCAAGGGCGATGTCGTGCGCTGGGTTGTGTTTCACATATCCTTCGCAATTAGGAGGGATAAATGAATCTTTGATATCATGATGCCACGTCAGACCATCAATTGTACTTTTGGTATCACGAATCATCCACCACGGATAAGGGAATTTATGGTTCGTAATTTCACAAATGTTTTTTAGAATAATTGGGTCAAATGTATTATTACGAGTGTATACAATTCTGACATCATTAAGTTTAATTTGAGAATTAAACCAAGGAATCATTTTATCAATACTAACATCTTCTGAACTTGGTTTAATAAGAGCTCGGGCTTCTTTGCTCTGTTCACTCCACCATTCAAGGGTTTCCGGATCAATTTCAAGGTTATACTTCTCGACTTGTTCTTGAACCTTGAATTTGATATTTTGAATTTGTTTAACGAGTTTATCAAATGTATAATATCCTTCAGCGAGACCTTCACGGCTGAAAGTTGTCATTGCACAAGAAACCACAACACATTTGGACGCGTCTTGCGATAAAGTCTCAAAATCGTAAATTACTGCATCGTTTTTCATTATTTAAACTCCGTCTCAATCATAACTTCTGCACAGAAAGCGGCAAAGTTAATTTCTGGATTTGCCGAAAATGCATTTTGGTATTGATATTTGGCCACGGTGACAACTAGTAACGGAATTGACCTTGGGGTAAAATATTCCGAAGCTGATGAATAAAACTCATTATACAACACATCAACATCGGTATCAATATTATTTTTTACCCATTTACGGATTTCGGTATAGTTTTTATCCTTCATATATTCAATCAATTCTTTGATGGAAGTTTCCTGAAGATTAACCAAAATACCACTATCAATACTACCAGTTACTGAATAACGCTGAATCTCGTTAAGGGTACGCCGCCAGTCTGGGAAATATTTAGAGATCAATTCAGCAATTACTGCTTTGTCGAATTGAATATTTTCTCTTTCCAGAATAAATTCCAAACGCTTCATAAACTGCGTGGCAAGCTTGGCCATGTCTTTTTTACTGATTTTAAAATCAACCAAAGAACAACGAGAATGTAGAGGTTCAATAATCTTGTTTTTGAAGTTACAAGTCAAAATAAATCCGCAATTTTTGGAAAATTCTTCCATGAAATTGCGTAATGCTGGTTGGGTCGAGTTGGCATTAAGGTAGTCGGCCTCGTCTAAGATAACATATTTACGGCCGCCAGTCAAAGAAACTGACGATGCAAAGTTAAGGATTTCATTTCTCAACGTATCAATATTACCATTCATAGATCCGTTGATTACAATATAGTCACATTCAAGTTCTTCGAGCATGGCTCGGGCAACTGTGGTCTTACCAACACCAGCTGTACCCGATAGTATCAAATTAGGGATATTCTTCTGGTCAACAAACTTCTGAAATACTTGTTTCAGATCAGCTGGTAGGATTGTTTCTTCAATAGTTTTGGGGCGGTATTTTTCCACAAACAAAAATTCGTCGTTCACACTTAAATCCTTTACAATCATTATAAAAAGTAGAAAGGGGGATTTCTCCCCCTGTTTTAGAAAGTCGAATTATGTTCGACCGCAATCCAATAATTGATCGAATCACTGGAGAATT